CAATCCTTCTTGTGTAAATCCATTACATTTATTTGCCGGAACAAACTTGGATAATATTCAAGATAAAGTGAATAAAAACAGATGTTATTCTGGATATCAAAAAGGTGAGCATAATGGTGCATCTAAATTAAAAGACAAAGATGCAATTGAAATAAGAAAGTTATATAATACCAAAAATTATACAACTATTAAACTAGGAAAAATGTACGGTGTAGATAGATCTACAATTTCTTACATTGTAAATAATAAAACTTTTAAACATTTATTGGAGAATTAATTAAAATGGCTCGTGGATTCACCGTAAAGGCAAAATCTCCCATTCCATCAGATAGTCAACCAGAATGGGACTATAACCTGGCAAAAGAAATGGTCAAAGGAAAATCAATAGTATTCTGCTTACCAGGAAGAGGAGTATCCTATACCTATCTTAAGAGTTTCGTACAACTCTGCTTCGATCTAGTTCAGTCCGGAACAAGTATTCAGATTTCTCAAGACTACTCCTCAATGGTAAACTTTGCTCGATGTAAGTGTCTCGGAGCAAACGTTCTAAGAGGTCCGAATCAACTTCCATGGGATGGAAAACTAAACTATGATTGGCAATTATGGATTGATTCTGACATTGTATTCAATACCGAAAAATTCTGGCAATTAGTTTTAATGAACAAAGACATTGCCTCTGGTTGGTATGCAACAGAAGATGGTTCTACCACATCTGTTGCTCATTGGATGGAAGAGAATGACTTCCGCAATAATGGTGGAGTCATGAATCATGAAACAGTTGAAAGCATTAGTAAAAGACGTAAACCATTTACGGTTGATTATGCAGGTTTTGGATGGCTTCTGATTAAAAAAGGAGTTTTCGAACATCCGGAAATAAAATATCCATGGTTCGCTCCAAAAATGCAGGTATTCGAATCAGGAGAAGTACAGGATATGTGTGGAGAAGATGTATCATTCTGTCTGGATGCAAAAGAAGCGGGATTTGAGATTTGGTGTGATCCTCGCATTCGAGTTGGTCACGAAAAAACCCGCATTCTGTAATTTATGGAGTATGAGATAAAAGAATGGAAAGGATATTTTTTAAATATCACCGAACATTCTATCGATGTTTATAGTTCATGGGGATTTTTGTCGGGAAAACCTTTAAAAGGGCAAAAACGGGAAATTGCAATCATAGATAATAAGAGAAAAAAAATTTCTCAAAGAATATCTAAACAAGGTTATATTCGTTTAGATTTAAATGTTGGAATAAATGGAAAAAAACAAGTATTCCTACATCGTTTGATTGCTGAAACTTTAATTCCCAATCCCCACAATCTTGAATGTGTTGACCATATTGATGGAAATAAATCAAATAATTATCCTTCAAATTTACAATGGATCACAAGATCTGATAATGTAAAAAAAGCACAATCTATGGGTAAATGGGGAACTCATCCTAAAAAATATAAAATCAAATTCAAATCTGGTTCAGAAATTAATGTAGAAAATATAAGCAAATTTTCTAGAGAAAATAATTATGCAGCAACTAAATTAGTTGCAATATCTAAAGGTAAATTAAAATCTCATAAAAATATTACAGGAGTTTTAGAATTACCATGAAAACAGACATTTACAACATTCTATGTAAAGGTAGAAAAATATACTCAAATTTATCGGAAGAGGAATACTTCAACATTATGGAGGACCTGGCAGCTGAGTTTTATCAGACGGGTTCTCCGAATCCGAGTGAACTAGAAACTGAAATTATTGGAGAATAAACATGGCAATTAAAAAATCTTTAAGTGGTGGTAAAGATATTGAATCTCATCCCAAAAAAACAAAGCAGGGTGATGGGTCTCATACCAAGTATGCGGCAACATCTCGTAATTCGGCTCCTAAAAAGTATCGTGGACAAGGAAAGGGATAATGTATTACCTAGACGGTAACGATGAATGGAACAATATACATCCATCAGACCTCTGGGTATACAATAAACTCTTTATAAGTCGGATTTTAGGATATACTTGTGGACCTGTTGGGACCTGTGTACCTAAACCCGACTTTTATATTGTGCGTCCTTCTTTTAATTTACTCGGTCTTGGACGCTTTGCTCGTCGAGAATGGATTGACTTATACACTGATCATATACATCCTGCTGAGTTTTGGTGTGAAATCTTTGAAGGTGAGCATTTAAGCGTCGATTTTTACCAAAAAGAAGCAGATTTAGTAGTATGTGGTACTCGAAATTCTGAAGATCCTTACTACAAATGGCAAAAATGGGAAAAAATTGACAAAAAGGTGGAATTTCCAGAAATTTTAACCGATATTAAGGGTGACTATGACTGGATTAACTGCGAATTCATCAATGGAAACCTGATTGAGGTGCATTTTCGCAGAAATCCTGACTTTCGTTATGGAAATTCAGTAGCAATACCTGTTTGGGATGATGAAAAAGTTGAAAATATGAAATTTATCGAGGATGCTGAGTATTTTCGGAAGGGTTTTTACATAGAATAAATAGATTTTTTACATCAAAATGAATTGGAACAGTACTCAATGGGAAAACACCTCTTGTTAGAGGTATATAACGTTGATTTTACACTTCTTAATGACGCAATGTCTCTTCAAGAAGTCATAAAAAAAGGCGTAAACCGTGCAAAAATGACGGTATTAAATATTTTTTCTCATTGTTTTTTCCCTCAGGGATGCACAATTGTCATCGCTCTTAAAGAAAGTCATGTTTCGTGTCATACTTGGCCAGAAGAAGGATGTGTGGCAATTGATGTTTATACCTGTGGTGAAGGAAATCCTCGTTTAGTTGTCTTGGAAATATTAAAATACTTCAATTCCGATAATTATTCATTAAGAGAAGTAAATCGTTAAATAAGAATAAGGAGATAGAAACCTCCTTTATAAAAGTTCTGTTTTATTCACTAAAACAGGAGAAAAATGTCAAATTTACCAGTAGATAGAGACCAAAATTACATGAGAGAAATGTGGGGAACCACAAAATTGATTACGGACTATGAAAAACCATCATCACAAAGAGTGATTCAAGAAGTTATGCACGATCTTGCTCCAAGACACGATCTTAAAAAACAACAAGAACTTCATGAAAAAATTCGTAATGATGACGATTATGATGACTGGGCATATGGAACCGAACCAAATTATGGTTCTTCCTGGAAATAAGTATAAATAAATAAAAAACTTTTATTCAATGGCAGTTCAAAGGATATCCAGATCATTTAAAGATATCAGTTTATCCTTTGAACCTCATCCAGTCACAAAGGATCTACCGATATTAAAAAACGAAGATGCAATTCGCAGATCGGTAAGAAATATTGTACAAACCATTCCAACAGAAAGATTCTTTAATTCACTGTTGGGATCTGATATTACAAGAAGTTTATTTGAATTTGTTGATTTCGGTACTGCATCCGTAATTCAAAGTCAAATTGAAATATCAATTAATAACTTTGAACCCCGAGTGAATAATGTGATAGTTCAGGTAGATCCAATTCCCGATGATAATACATTTAATGTGACTATTATTTTTGACATTATAGGTCAAGAAATACCAACTCAAGAATACTCATTCATATTAGAGGCAACAAGATAAAATGCCTTTCACTAAATTTACAAATCTGGATTTTGATCAGATAAAGACCTCCATCAAAGATTATCTCCGTGCCAACTCCACATTCACGGATTTTGATTTTGAAGGGTCTAATTTTTCGGTATTAATTGATACTCTGGCATATAATACCTATATTACGGCATTCAACTCGAATATGATTGTGAACGAGTCCTTTTTGGATTCCGCAACTCTTCGTGAAAATGTAGTCTCACTGGCAAGAAATATTGGTTATGTACCTCGTTCCAGAACGGCAGCAAAGGCACAAGTATCATTTAATGTGTCGGTAAACACAAGTACTCCCACAGTCACCTTACAGGCAGGTTTAGTGTGTGTCGGATCCGTTGATAATACCTCATATACATTTTCAATTCCGAATAATATTTCGGCAAATGTTGTAGAAGGAGTTGCATCCTTTAATAAGATTGACATTTATCAAGGAACATTTCTTACAAAACAATTTATTGTAGACGGATCATTAGATCAAAGATTTATACTGAACAATTCTTTCATTGATACATCGACAATTTCTGTTTATGTAAGAGGAATTAATGAGAGTGGTCTTGGTGTCGAATATTCTTCCGTTGATAAT